CCGCTGTCGGCAACGGCCTTCGCTTCGCGCCGCGTCAAATAGCCAAAAGTCTGTTCGGCGTTGGCCCCGTAGGTTTCGACCATAGCGATATCGCGGGCGATGCGGTTCAAGTGGTGCGCCAGCGTTTGCTCGAGCGTCGACGTGCCATATTTTTGTTGCATGGCGATGTAGTCGTCGGCCTTGTTCAAATGAATCTGGCGCGCTTCGTCGCCCCGGTTGGCAATCTTGCCGCTGCCGGGGCGCTCGCTCGGTTTGATCTTGTTGATGCCGCCGCTCGATATCGTCTTGAACGCCTCCCCCAAAAAGGTCGTCATTTCCTCATCGTTCATAAGACGGCCCGACACGTCGAGATATTTTTCGCGCTTCATGCGCGGCAGAAAATCCTGAATGAATTGCTCCCTGCCGGCCTTGAACACACGGTCTTGTTCCCACGATTGCGGGTTGCCCCAATCCTCGAGCGCCGGAATGTTGCCGCCGCTGCGATTGAACCGGACGCGCAATTGCTCGGCGACCTCATGGAAGACCCGCGCCCCTTCTTTGGCGATGGCGCTGCCGCTGTCTTCGCCGCGTAGCTCCATCTGCAGCGCGCGTATGCCGTCCTTGTTCGCCATCAATCCGAACAAGCGCGGTTCGGTGGCTTCAATCGTTTCCCGAAGTTGGCGAATCGCATCGCGCGCAATCGACTTCGCGCGCGTGTCGGCCGAAAAGAAATTGCTCTTGCCATCGGCATTGAAATAAAGCGTGCGCTCGAGCGCGTCCAGACCGTCGATGCCCTTCGCGGCCATCGCGGCGATATGGTCGTCGACCACCGCCATTTTTTGCGCGGACACCAGCGCGTCGCGTTTCTTCTTGGCCGCCTCGCCGATGATTTGCCGGCCGGTCAGTTCGGCCGCCGCGCGCATCTTGTCCTCGAGCGGCAGCGCAAGGTAGCTTTGCCGGTCGGCCTCGCTGGCAAAGAATCCTTCGACCTTGGGATTGTGCGCGGCCTCGGCCAGCCCTTTCATGTTCTTGCGTACCCGGTCCTCGATGCCTCGAGCCTCGGTTGCGGTGATCGGGCGGCCGGCAGCGGCCGTCATCGCGTCGACGCATTTCGGGGTCATGTCAGACCCCTTATGGCGCAGTCGACCGCGACTTGCGCTAGGCGTGCGACTTCGTCGGCGCTGGCCCCTTCGGCCTCGGCGCGCGCGATGTACTCATTGATGGGGAGTGCGTCGCCTTCGGCGGTGACGACGTGTAGCTCGGGCCGCTCGGCCGCGAGTTGCCGGGCGAGCGCTAGGGGGTCTTGCCCTTCGCCTTGGCCTAGAGCCGGGCCTTGCGCGCCGCCTCGGTCTTGCGTAATGCCTGCAGCACCCGGTCGCGGGATTCCGGCGTCATGTGCGCCGTATCCTCTTTCCAGTTCTGCCCGAAACTCTTGGTTGATTCGTTCGATTTCATTGTGCTGTGCCTCCCGGTCCGCAATATATTCCAACTGCCGATCAAAGGCAATGCGCTCATCTTCGGTAAGATGGAAATACCCGCCTTCGACCATGTCGGCATGCGTGACCGCGCTTTCGTCCTGAAGCGCCTCGCGTTCCAGCCTCGCCTCGCGCTCCGCTGGCGTTTCGGCCTCTTTGGCTGCGCGTTGCTTTTCCAATTCTTCTATGCGCATCAATTCTTCTTCGGCCCCGCGTCGCCGCAAGGTTTCGCGCGCGTAGTCGATGAAACGCTTTTCCTTCGGCGTCAGGCGTTCGCCGGTTTTGACCTTGTCGAGCGCGACGCCCGCGCCCTTTTGCGTCAGCGACTTGTCGGGGCGGCCCGGCCAAAAATCGGAATACGGCACCCACTTGCTGCGACCGATAACATCGCCACCGATGCCGCCGGGTCTTGCCTCATCGCGCAAGATAAGGCCCCCGCGCTCGGCCCATCCGATTTCGCTCGCCAACGAGTCGAGCGTCGCGCCGGTCATCGGCGGCAATTCCTCGGTGCGCTTGGCCCCGCCGATGCGCTCGGCTTCGTCGCGCGTCACCAGCGTGCCGTCGCGTAGCCGGAACAAGTTATAGCTGTCGTTGGGCCCCAGGCTTATTCTGCCCTCCCTGTCGCGCGGCACCGCGCCAGCGGCCTCGGCCTGCTTGAACGCTTCGATATGGGTCCGTGCATCAAATTCCTCGCCGCCGAACCGAACGACGGCGGCCTTGATGGGACTTTGCGCGGCCGCTGCCGCCTCGGCCTCGGCCTGTATGCGCTGCGCTTCGGCGATTGCCGGGCCGTATTGTTCTTCGACGGCCGCGCGCCAGATGTTTTCGTTGTCGTCGGCATACGGGTCGCGCACGAAGGTGGCGCGCTCGGCGTCGATCTGCGCCGACACGTCGACCGGGTCGCCGATGAGTTCGTCGTGCAACGCCTTGTCCAGCGCATCGACGTTCGCGCTGCGCGTGTACGGGTCAGCCGGGATGCCCGGCGCGTGTTCCTCACGATTGCGGGCGACGGTGTCGACCAGCGCAGCGTCGGCTTGCCTCGGCAAGAACTCGGCGGGCGGCGTGCCGTGCAGGACGTGGCCACCCCCGCCGAACAATGCGCCCATGACAATGTCGGTCGCTATCGCGCGGCCGTCGAAAACCTTGTACTGCTCGGCCATGTCGTGATAGCCGGCGTTGTCCAATACCTCGCCCGTCAGGCCGCGCTGCCATGCGTTCATGTAGGGCATCAACACCGCGCCGCGCCCGATGGAAGTCAGCACGGTCTTGCCACCGAAGGGCACGAACGCCAGCGCGGCCGAAGTCGCGCCCGTGACTATCGCCGCCGTCTTCGCGGTTTCGGGGTCGACGCGGTCGGCGATCATCTTGCGGTATTCCGGCAAGGCTTCGGCCCCGCCCAACGTCGCCGCCGCGCCGAGCGGGCCAGCCACGGCAAAACCGGCCGCCGCTTCGGTGATGGCTTGCGCGCCGCCGCGCAGCGTGTCGCCGACATAGCCGAACACTTGCGTGGGAATTTGCTGTTGCTTGACGATTTGCGCGCGCGCGATGCGCTGCTCGCGGTCGAGCCATTCGACGCCGCTGGTGCCAAACGCTTTGTCGATTTCCTCGGCGATGGGCCGCAGCATCGGCGTCGCCAATTCCTCGGCACTGAATGCAAGGTTAGCCGCACCCGTGGCAATCCCGAAAACCGGCGCGGCAATCGTGTGTCGCGTCAGCCACGGGTCGGACGGCGGCAAGCCCAGGCCGCCGCTTCTGGCCTGCTCGGCGAAGTCGGCCGACTCGACCGGGTCGAGGCCCATCGTACTCATGTCTTGCGACCGGAATACCCGGCCGGTTCCTTGCGCCTGGCGGGTGGCTCGGCGAGCGATGGCAGCGACAAGCTCGGCAGATAGTCGCGGAAACTCTTTTGCTTGATCGGCTCGCCGACGCCGGTCGGCACGACGACTTGAATCGGCTCGCCGCTGAATTTCGATTTAAGCGTGTCCATGCCGGTGCGCAAGTTGTAGACGCCCGGCGCGACGTTGAGCCCCGGATAATCGCTCGGCGCATGCGTGGCGGGGTCGACGCCTTCGTGGATGAGCGCGTCGTGATAGGCCGTCGCGTAGCGCTGTGCGAACACGTCGTCGGGCATGCCGTAGGGCTTAATCAGCTTGTGATCGCCTTGGGTGTACAGGCCGCCGGTCGCCCCGAGAATCGCTTTTTTCAATAAGTCGGGGTTCGGGTCCTTGTTCTGTGGGTCGACCACAAGGCCGGCGTCGGCCGCATATGCGGCATAGAGATAGCGCACCACCTGAAAATCATTGCGCAACGCGCCGGGCTGGCCGGTGTAGGCATCCCCGACAGCGGCCGCGAACTCGGTTTGCATCTTGTCGCTCGCCGGCATGATGAGATTGCCGCCGACACCGTCGACCTCTTTCTGTTGCTTCGATGGATGCAGGACCGCTTTGCCGCGCAAAATATCTTCGGCGTTCTTTTGCAGCGAATCGAAGCCTTCGGCGAGCGCATAGCCCGGCTGGTAGTTGTATCGCGTCGCCGCCAGCGCGACCTCGGGCGCGTCCGGTGCGATCTGCTGTATCGCCGCGCGAAAGGTCACAGCATCGGGTAGGCCGCGCCGCAACGCGCCGAGAAAGGCCGACTGCTGCTTGAATGTCGCGGTGGCGATGGATGCGCCAATGCTTTTCGCTTCGGGTTTCGTGAAGACCAGCGGTTGCGTCAGGTACACCCCTTGCGCCGACATGGAGTTTTGCTGTCGACGATTAAGCTCCGTTTCGGAAAGATTGCCTTGCTCATCGAACAGCGGCCCGATGGGATACATGCCCTGCTTGTTCATGCCGGCGACGCCGTCCTCGGCGCGCGCTTTCAGGACGTGTTGCGCCGCCGCCGTCGTCGCCGTCCAGCGTTGCATGCGCGCCGCGAAGTCGACCGCGTCGGTATCAGTCGGCTTGATGTTCTCGAGGTAGGCGGGAATCTGATCGTTGGGCATCGTGCTGATCGTGTTCACGTCGGTACCAAAATCTTTCCACGCTTGGTAGGTCGCGCGCTTCGCGTCGGCCGTTGGCTTGTCGGGGTAGGCGGCATCAAACAATGAATCCGGTATCGCCTCGCCGGGGTCCATGCCGGCCTTGGTCGCTTGCTCCACGTTCTGCATGCGCCGCTCGAGTTCGGCGCGCGCGCCGGCTTGGCCCGTGAGAATTTGCGAGTGCGCCCGATTGCGATACTCCACCGCTTGCTGCGTCGTCAGTTCGTCGATGTAGGCCTTGCCCGTGGTGGTACCGCCGGTCGACGTGTGTTGCGGGTCGAGCGGCATCGGGCCGGTGTCGGTGGCAATCTCGCCGCTCGAGGCAATTTGAACCGGCGCGGCCGCCGGGGCCGCCGGGGCCGCCGCTGTCGCCTGCATGGGCACGCCCGTATTCGGGTCGATGCCAAGGTCTATGTCTTTTTGCCGTTTGATCGTTTCCGCGATTTGTGTCCCGCGTTCGTTCCAAAGGGCCAAGACCGCCGACGCATCGCCCGTTTTCGCGGCCGTTTTCGCGGCCGTTACAATTTCGCGCTCTAGCGCCGGGTCGACGCCGCCAGGGCCCCCATAGGGCGACGCGGTCGGCGGTGGCGTCGTGTCGCGCGCTCGATTCGCTTCGCCGCCCCAAATGTCGGGGTCGGTCGCGGGGCCGCTTACCGCTGGCGCTGCGCTGCCCGGCGTCGGCACAGGATTGGGCAGCGCCGGCTTGGTGTTCTTTAGCCCGAGCTTGGTCCCTAAAGCGTCATACGCGCCGCGCGGGTTGTTCAGAATGTCCGACTCGACCGCCGCCGCGCGCAGCGCCGTGTCGGTCGCTTCCAGCACGCGCTCGCGCACGTCGGGCGACAGATTGGCCGCGTCGATGCCGTCGTGCAGCGTCTTGCGGTAGGCATCGAATCCGCTGGTGTCGGCGGCGACCAAGGCGACGTAGCTCTTGGTCTGGTCCGCGATCTGGCTGGCACGGTAGCGGTCTTGCTGCGCGCGTTCCCAATTGCTCGCCTGTTCGACTTGGTGCATGCCGAGCCGCGCGAAGGTGTCGGCGATGTAGCGCTTGGCGGTCGGGTTGGTCGTCTGATTGACCAGCTTCGTGCCGTAGTCGTCGACGACCTTATGCACGGCCGGCGTGTATCCGGTCGGGTCCTTGCCGAACGTCGTTTGCTTCAACTCGTTCGTGTGTTGCGTTATGTCGATCATGCCTTGCGCGATCTGGTCGTGCGCTTGCATGACGGCGCGGTCGGTGTCGGCCTTGTAAAGAATGTCGGCCGTCTGGTCGAGCGCGCCCGCGAACTGCCCGAGCGCGCGCGAGCCTTCGTCGAGAACCGGCGCTTGCGGTGTTCCAGGCAGCGCGGTCGGTTCGACTTGCGATTGATAACCGCGAACGTAGGGGGTTGGCGTTGCCATGCGCGGCCTTTAGGGATTGATGCTGCCGGCGCTGCCGACGCCGCCGCCGATGGCGTCCGGTGGCGTGCCGGAAGCGCCAAAGGTATAGCCGCCGGGCGGGCCGCCTATCGTCGACGGCGGGTACATGCCGTAGGCCTTGCTGGCTGCGCCGAGAATGGTCGATGCGACGCCGAGCGGTACAGCGGCCGCTATCGCTTTGGATTTGGCTTGCGCGAGCCCGGCCTGACGCTGGAAACCGAAGCCCTGCATCAGCCCTTGGTAGCGAATCGTTTGCGCGTCTAGCTCGGTGTTGACCGCCGACTGACGAATCACGTCGATGGCCGACCCGCTGCTAATGTCGACGCCGGTTTGCGCGGTCGCCGCTGCCTGCCGGCCGAGTTGTTGCGCGCCCTGCCGCCGGAAGGCGTCTTCACGCGCCGCCGCCTGTTCGGTGGCGATGGCTTGATTCTGCTTCGCCATGCGCGCATCGGCATCGGCCGCAGCCTCTTGCTGGTGCGCTTGCGAAATTTGTGCCGCGACGCCGACCGCCGCCGCCGCCGCCGAAACAGCAATGGCTGTCGACGACGATGCCGCCATCGCGGCCATGATGGGAATAGCGATAGCCATGATCTACACTCGCACCCGTGACCAGAGCATGCCGGCCGCGCCGTTCGGAAACCACGCGCGCATCAGCGCTTCGGGTTGGAAGCCAAGTTGCTGCGCCCATCGCTGCGCGGGGCAAAATCCTTCGACCGTCACCATTTCGATGCGCCGGAACGAACTTGCCTCGATGACGCGCAGCGCCGCGCGGTGCATCGTGACGAAGCCCACACCGATGTTGTTGGCCAGCATGCACCACGCATGCGCCCGGCCGCCGCCTTGGTCGATCAATCCACCGATGCCAAGCACGCGCCCGCCGTTGCCCACGGCAGCGGTGCAACCCGCGTCAACGAGCGCGCGCACATAACCCGCGTCCTCGATGATGCGTTGGTATTCCGTTTGCGTCGGCTGCAATTTGAGCCGCGCAAAATGTTCGGCGGTGCCGACTTCAATCATGGTCAGTAGAAAAAACGACCGAGCAGATAGCCGACTGCAAACACAATCACGCCCTCGACCACAATCGCGGCAACTTTATGCGCCGCGACATAACCCCAAACCTTTGCGGCCGTCGTCTTGATTTGCTCATCGCTTGGCATGGCTATCCTTCGTCCTGCGTTTCGATGCGTGGGAAGATGGCCAGCACGTTCAACGGCAAGGGCTGGTCTTGGCGAATGAATATGCGCGGCAGCGTCTTGGTGCCATGCTCGGGGCGCACCAGAAAGTCGCCGCTTTTGAGCAGCACCGCGTTGTCCATCGAATCGGTCTGATTGCGCATTTCGCGCCGATACAAAATCGAGTTCCCGATGCCCTGTGTCGTCGGTTCGTTTTCGTCGGAATAGCCGTACAAAAAAGATCCCGAGTTATGGATGCGCACGGTGAAGCCGATGACTTTGGCCACCTTGCCCGGTGCCGCGCCGACCGCGCTGCCGCCGACCAGCGCCATCGGTTTCAAGTCGGACAAGTAGTTGTAGCCGACGCGCGCCTGCCGCGACGACGGTTGCACCGATGGCAGGCAGGGGAAGCCTTCGCTGTCGATGCTGGCTTGCGAGGCAACTGCGCCGTTTATCAGCCCCGTCGCCGGTTCGCCGACCGGAATCCAGGGCACGGGCGTGGCATGGTCGTCGCCGCTGGCCACCGACGCGAAGCCGGAAAAATCGAGATAGCAGGCATCGGTCGGGTCTTGCGTCAATGCCGTGTAGGGAACCGTGCCTTTGGCCGGGCCCATGACCTCGAGATATTTGATCGTGCCGCTCGGCATGATGCGCGCGGTGGCGAACCAAACGTCGGTGTTGACCTTGTCCGGTGCCGTCACGCTGACGAGGCCGGCGATGACCGCGCTGCCGTAGGCGAGCCCGCCGCCGAGTTGATGCTGGTGCCACGCGCCGACTTGATTGGCCCGGTCGAAGGTGAAGCCGGCGAACGGCACGGCGTAGACGATTTGCGACAGCGTGTTGACCTTGGCCCCGATGCACCACACGATAGGGTCGGGCAGCGCGGCAAACGCCAGTTGCGTGATGTTGATGCCGGCCGGAATATGCTCGGCGTATTGCGATATGTCGATGGCAGCGTAGTCGTCGATCTGAAAGTCGTAGCGCAATTCGAGCAGGCGCGTGCCGCCGCGCTTCACGCAAAGCACCGACTCGCCGACCTTGATGGGCACGGTGCCGTTGCAGCCCACGGAAGTGGATGGGTGCGCGCTGACGTTGCCGGGCCCGAACACGTCTTGCGTCGAGGCCTCGCCTACCGACCAGACCGACGACGCGGTGCCGGCGAGCAGGCGCGATTGACTCGACAGCCACAGCACGCGGTCGTTCTTTTCGGCGGCGATGGTCAGCACGATGGCCAAGTCGGGCGCGGTCTGCCCGCTTTGCTGGTAGCGCTGAAAGTTCTCGTAGTCGCCGCTGACGCTGCACCAGATTGTCTGCCCGCGCGCGAAGCAAAGGCGCTCGCGGAATAGCGCAATGGCGTTGGGAAAACCCTCGTCGTTGTTCCACGCTTGCCGCGCGAACCGCGTCGTGCCGAGCGTTACCACGCTTTTGGGCAGTTGAATCCCCACGGTGACGGTGGCGCTGGTCGGGCTGTTGATGGTCGTCAAGCCGACCACGCCGAAACCGTCGTCGAAAAAGGTCCAGACCACGCCGCCGTCATTTTTGCTGCCGGTGCTGTGGGTCGGCTTGACCGTGCCGGTGGTGCCGGCCGTGCCGGCGATGTAGTTGCGACCATCGCTGCGCCGGAAGTCGCCGACCGCCACCGCCTTGTTCGTTTCCCACGGCAGCACGTTGTCGGTCAGCGGTTGCTCGAGATAGAAATACTCGCCCTGCATCGACGACGTGAAATAGGCGGCCGATGCGGTCAGCGTGATGCCGACCCCGCCCGTGGCGCTAGCGGTGATGACGATGGTATTGGTCGGGTTTACGTCCTTGAACGGCACGGGTACGTTGTGCCCATCAAACAGGTTGGCCAGGGTGAAGCGGTACGGTGCGACGCGCGACAGCTTTTGCGGGAACACGGTCGGATGCACAATCCACATCACGTCGTTGCTTTGCGCCGTCTGCAGGCGCGGGGTCGCGTCGGTGGTGTTGTAGAGCGTGCCCCACGGTGTCGCCAGTTCGGCCGGCGGCCCGAACGATGGGTTGGCCGGTTGCCAATTGCCGCCGCCAAAATCGCAAATGTGGTAGCGCGTGCCGGCGTCAAAAAAGCGTAGATAGTTCGGGCCCGCCTCGATGACGGTGATCGAGCCGGTATTGGCCTCGAAGCCGAACAGGAACACGTCGCCGTTCTGCTTGGCCGGCGCGGCATACTCGGTGCCGGTGCGCCGCACCGCCGGGCCCTGCACTCGCGCGATCATGTTGAACAGGCGTTCGCAGCCGGTCGCGTAGCGCGCCACGTCGACGCGCCCGCGCAGCCACGGGGAAAGCTCGCCGCCGTTGAATGAGGTTAGCTGTGGGTCCTGACGCGCCACGGGCTAGAGCCTCGACAGCATCCACGACTGATCGGGCAGCGGTTCCGGCGGGCGTTCGACGGCGTTGACGGTGACGGCTTCGTCAATCACGGCGGTGTAAGCCTGTGCGAGCCCCGTTTTCTTCTGCACCGAGTTAGTCAGCGACAGGCAAATGTCGATGGCCAGCCGGTGCCCGAGCGCGTCGACAAACAGCGCGTCGAATTGGCCGGCGTCGGTGATATTCCAGACGTAGCGGATATTGAGCGGGGCCGCCATGTCGGTCAGAATGTTGCGACCCTCGATGGCAAACGCCGCTTCCGATTGCATGCGGTACGGTGTCAGCGATGCGCCGACAAAGTAGTCGCCGACATAGTCGAGCCGCACCAGATCGTTGGGAAACGGGTAGCTCAATTGAAACCCGAAGACCGGCGCGGTCGCCGACGCCGGAATCCTCGCCCGTTTCATGGCGAAGCCCCACCGATGGGCGCGTAGTTCCGACAGGCGCGTCAAGTCGTATTGCGACTTGCACGTCGCCGCGCCCTTGGTACCATCGTCGAGCGACGTTATCCGTTCCTCGCCGAGCAGCACCAGCGCGCGATTGGCAATATCTATCGCGGCCGCCATGCGTCGCCCCCGGTTATGCCGGTGGCCAGTTGCCGCGCACTATCGTATTTTCGATTTCCTCGATGGCCTCGAGCACTTCGTCGCGCGAGATTTGCCGCGTGCCGCCGACGCCGGTCAGATTGAGGTCGACGGTCAGTTCGACCAGCTTGGTCGTCGCCGCGCCAACGGCGGTCGTCACGTTGTACTCGTTGTCGCCGGGGTTACTGCGCCAAACTTGGGTTGCCATTGCTTACACTCCCGAAGAAAAATGGGCGGCGACGGTGACAGGACCGCGCCGCCCTAGGGCCCCGTGGCAGGGGGTGTTGCGCTAACCGTTGCTCGCGTACATATCGACCACCAGCGTGCCAGCGCCCGGCAGCGTTGCCGCAGCCACCGTGCCGAGGACGACTTCGTCAGACGCAAGCGGTGTCTGACTGCCGGCCGGCAACGCTGTGCCGAACAGCGTTGGCACGTTCGGCGCGGTGAATGTCGCCGCCGCCGCGTACTTGCCGGGCGTGCCCGCGATGCCGACCGCGAGCGTCGATGTACCTAGCGTTACCGTGGTGTTCATCAGCCCGAAGCAAAACAGATGGCCGATAGGCATGGTCGTGATTTGCCATATGTCGGTGACGACTTGGCCGGCGAGTAGCAGCGTGCCGCGAAAGCGCCGCACGTTGGCACTGACGCCGAGCGTTGCGGCCGGCTTGACGATGGGCGTCAGGCCTAGGCCGGCGTTCTCTTGCGAATAGTAGGTTGCCATTGCAATGTTCTCCTGTTACGGCGTGGATGGGTCAGACGCAAAGCACTTGCACGACTTTTTTCTCCTGCAGCCGGGTCGCGCCGCAAGTCGTCTTGACGTACCACTGTGTTGCGTAGCTCTTGTCGGGCCGTTCGTCGATGCGCGCCGTGATATCGCCCCATATCCCCAGGTGCATGCCGCTCTTGAGCCAGATGGGGACTTGCCGCGTTGCGCCGCCCATCGTCGCCTGCGCCTCGTACACGGTGTCGGTGAACTCCACGATGGTGAAGTTGATGCCGAGGAATCGGTCGACGAAACCGTCGCGCAGCACGGCGCTGTTGGCCCCCGCATAATCGGAATTGATGATTTGCGTTTCGCCGAGCAGATTGTCGTGATCGAGCGAAGTGATGGCCGCGTTGATCTGGTCGCTCATCAAGTCCGCGCCCGCGCCGATCAGCAATTGCCGCGCCTTGCGCATCTTGGCGACGGTCAGGCCCACATTGCTGGCCGCGCCGTAGTTGACGGCGACGGATTGCGTGCCGGGGAACGCGGTGGCGGTGGCACCCGTGTTGCCGGTCTGCGCGGTGGCGAAGCAGGCCAGCAGAATTTGATCGTCCCACGCGCGTTGAATCGCCATCGTGCCGGCTTGCACGCAAGGATTTTCAAAATCGTCGATGGTGCGCAGCTTGTCTTGCTGGTCGATCAGGTCGGCGACTTCGTAGTCGTTCGGATAGACCCAACGCCGGTCGGTCGGTGTGCTGACCAGCGGCGTGTCACTGTTGCGCGGGCGATTCTTGACCGGCTTGACTTGGCCGATCTGGTCGACCGGATTGGCCGACTGCCCGATGTAGGAGCCCGACGTTACTTTCTCGCGCAAGCCGCGACCCGGTTGCTGCAAAAGCAACTCGACCGTCGTCGTGAATTGCGTGGTGAATAGGGTGGTGACAGGTGCGGACATGACAGCCCTCCGTGAGATTCGTAAACCACTACGGTTCTCGAAGGGCTTGGCCGCCGTTGGAAGCGGGGCCGGCTTCTTACCGGGTAACGTCCGGTCAGGCGTGCCGCTTGGGCAATTGCAACGGGGTCATTTCGACTTGGCCGTGAGGCAGGAGCCTAAAACAAAGGGCCCCGGTCGTGGGGCCCTCTTGTTCCGAAATGGAACAGAAAGTCAGCGCGCAGCGGGGATGACGCGCTCGAGGCCTTGCCCGCTGGCCAGCCGAGCCTGCATTTCGGCGGTCTGCATGCCGGCGCGCGCCGCCGTGAGGTCTTTGATGCGCTGCTTGGCATCCTTGTCGCCCATGCGCAGCTTGTTCTGAAATTCCTTGTCCCTGCCGAGTGCGGCCAATTCCTCGACCGCCTGTTGCGGCGTGAGTTGGCCGCTGGCCGCGCGCTGTTGGCCGTCGACGTGCTGCGCCTCGAGCAAACCCTGACCGGCCGTAGCGAACTTGGTCAGAAACGCCTTGGTGCCCATCGCGCGTTCGATGGCGCTGGCTTCTTCGCCTGTGAGCCCGAGCTTCAACGCGGTCGCTTTCGCTGCCTGAATGTTGCGCTCATAGCCGGCACCCCATTCCATTTTCACTTCCGATAGCGCGCGCTCGGCGTTGCTGGCGAATTGCGCGTCGGCCTCGGCGCGCAGCTTTTCCGCTGCCGCCGTGCCGGTCTTGACCAGCGCTGCCATCTGCGCTTGCGTCAGTCCCGCCTTGTGCCATTCCGGCAGCAGCGCGGTGACGAGCGGGTCCTTCGCCATCGGGGCCAGTTCGCCCTCGAGCTTGTAGCCCTCGACCTTGTCGGGGCGGCCCAAGCGATTCCAGACCGGGGCCATGTCCTCGCCCTCTTTGGGCAGCGTGACGATGGTCGACGGGTCGGCGCGCGCCAACTTTTCCAGGCCGATGTAGCTCTTGGCCATCGTGTCGACGCTGTCGAATTTCTTGGCGTCGAGCAACGCTTTTGTTTCCGGTGCGACGCTGCCATACCACGTCGCTGGCGGTGTTGCGCCGCCGGCAGGCGGTGTCGGTGCCGGCGCTGCGCCCGGCGTGCTTGGCGGTGTTGCTGGTGCGCCTGCGGGCCCGTTGCCCGGTGTACTGATTGCCTCTGCGCCTGCTCCCATTCCCATGATCGACCTCCGTTCAGCGTGGAACAATAATCTTGCCCGGCGTGCGCACGTCGCTTGCTATCGCCAGCTTGCCGTAATGCAGCAACAATTCCTGCATGCACGCATCGTAGGCGAAGGCGAGCATGCGCGCATCGAGCTTCGGAATTTTCACGAACACGGCCGCGCCGCCGTTGCTGACCAGTTCGACGCTATAGCCGCCGCCATCTTGGCGCTCGACGTACAGGCCGGCGGGCTCGACCGGGTTTAGGTGATTGGCACTCACCATGTTTCGTTTTCGACTTGCTGCGAAATCATGCGGTCGAGTTGGCCGTCCTCGAGCGTCAATGCTTGCTGCAGCCGCAACCAGACGTAGCGCTTGCCTTCGTTGTGGGCCAGCGCCAGCGCGTCCACTTTGCCGTTCGTGTCGACGCGCAGCGTGGTGCGGTCGGCGCAGCAGGCGCGACGCAAGTCGGCCAGGACGAAGGCGGCCGGCGGCAACAGCGTGGCCGAACTCGGGTGCAGGAACACGGCGCGGTAGGCATCGCGCAATTGCTTGATGCGAATGGCACGCGCGCGCGCTCCCTCGGCACTCACGCCTGACTGCCGGCGTCAGCGGGGGTCAACTCGGCGGGCGCACGGCGCACGCGCTTTTTCTTGTCCTTGCCGCGTTTCTTTTTCGGCTTCGGCAGCTTGTCGAGGCCTGCCGCCCCTTCGGGCACCAGCATGTCGGGGGTGTCGCTGACCGTGACGGTGATGCGTCGCGCCGGGTGCCGGTTGCCGTCGCCGTCTTCGATCATGTCGTCGAGAACGATGGCGACGCAATCTTTGGCATCGACGTTCAGGCGCGCCGCCAATGTCTCCACATCGGCCTGACTGACCGTTTGCGGTTTCTGCTTTTGCATGTACGCCGACTTGCCCTTTTCGGTCACGACAATGTTCGGCGGGATGATGGCTGCTCCGGGCATCGGTAGTCTCCTTACTGCACCGTGGCCGGCACTTGTGCCGGCGGTGGCACTTGCGACGCCGTGGCATGCGCCTGCGCCGCGTCTTTGGCGGCCGCAGCCGCGACCGGGGCCGCAGCGAGTAGTTGTTGCTGATTGGCGTCTTGCGTGCGCTTGGCGCGAATCTGGTCAATGTCCTGTTTCGTGCGCCGCGCTTTTTGCGGCACGCCTTCGGCGTCGGCGATCACGTCGGCCGCACCGTCGAAATCGACGTTGTCGACCACGCCGACGTTGATCTGCGCGATGGGCCCGAGTGCGGCGAGCCAGCGTTGCACGGCGACCGACTCGCCCGCGCGCTGCAGCCGCGATAGCGGCGACGTGTACACCACTTTCAGCGCCGCGCCCCGCGTCAGGCGCATGGCTTCCGGCATCGGGTCGAGCTCGGCCTGAATCACGCCACGCCGCCACAGCACGTCGATTTCGCGCTCGATGATGGGCGCTAAAAATTCCGACTCCTGCCGGCCCATCGTCGGCGCAAGCAACTGCCCTTTCTCTTGCGCTCGCAACGCCGCCTCGTAGGCGGTCATCTGCTTGTTCTCGACCAAAATCTGAAACAGCGTGACCAGAAAAGCATCTTGAATCACGGCGCGGAGTTGTTGCGCTTTTTCGTCGCCGGCCTGCAGATTGGCCCCGGTGATGAGCGGATGCACCAGTTGGCGGCCTTGGCTGTTGACGTGCCCATAGTTCGCCGCGCCCGGCGTCAAGTCGATGGGCCCGCCAAGCCCGTCGTCGGCCAGCAGCAACGGCGGGTCGACCACTTTCTGCCGGGCGCGGATATCGGTCTTCGATATCTCGTTGAGCATCTTGATATCGGGCAGCACGATCATGGCCACGCTGCGGCCGTAAGTCTCGCGCGGGGCGGTCACGTTGCGCGACACGGCGAATGGCATCGACGTGTAGTAGGCATCGCGCACGATCAGCGCCGAACTGCGGTCAACGTAGGTGCCGTAAAAGCG